ATAGATTCTCGATTGCTTTTAATACATTCCCTCAAGGAAATATTAATATGGGTGGATGGGATGAGTCTATGCTTAATATAGAGAAGGTAGATGGTTGGTCTACCTTAGGACCATTAAACATTTCGGATTATTGCTCATGACAGCATGGGAGGCTAGTGAAGAATTACATCTATTCCCAGTGAAGGTACGAGAGTATCGTAAACCTGATGATGAATGTAATGCTGAGCTCATAGAATTCTTTAAGACCTATCCTCAGAAACAATCTAATTTTCCTGAGGGTGTTATTACTAGTAGACCAGATCTACATAAGTGTGATAATATATGGGTTAAGAGAATACATGAGTGGTTCAATTGTTGCTTAGAGGAGTACTGGAATCAGTATCAGTTACATTGCGAGAAGTTAACCATCTCTCAGAGTTGGTTTAACTGTGCACCTGCTGGTGATGGTTTCGGACATCCTTTACATAGACACCCCATGTCATATGTAAGTGCTGTATACTATCTTACAGAAGGTGCACCAACAGCGTTTGATGATCCTTGTACGCCTAGAGTATATGATACACTAGACATACACATGCATAAAGAGATGGAAGCAGAGTGGGGAATTAATGAGACTATAAAGGCAGAGCCTAATAAGTTAATTATTTTTCCATCATGGTTGAGACATTTCTCAGGCAGACACTTTGCAGATTATGATCGATGGTCTATGAGTTTTAATGCATTCCCAGAAGGGGAGATTAATATCGGTCCATGGAACTACCCACAATTAGAAGTTAAAGTATTATGAAGTATTTGAAAACACCATTGAGATATCCAGGCGGTAAGTCTAGGGTTGCAAAAGATTTTATTCCTAGATTTCCTAATGATATAGGAGAGTTTCGTGAGCCATTCTTAGGTGGTGGATCTGTAGCATTGTTATTCACACAGATGTATCCTGACGTACCAGTGTGGGTGAATGATAAATATGTTTACCTGTATAATTTCTGGGTGCATCTCCAGAAGGATGGCAAGAAATTATCAGACGATCTTGTAAGTATTAAGACAGATAATTCGACAGAAGATAAGGCTAAAGAGTTATTCAAAGATGCCAAAGACAAAATACACAAAGAGGATCCTTATACTCAAGCTGTGCTTTTTTGGGTTCTTAATAAGTGTAGTTATAGCGGACTTACCGAGAACAGTTCCTTCTCTGCAACAGCTAGTAGACAAAATTTTACAGTTAAAGGTGCCAGAAATCTCGTTAATATTTCCAATCTAATTCAGAATTGGAAGATCACTAACCTTGACTATTCTGAAGTTATGCGTCAGAATGGTAACAATGTGTTTCTTTTTCTAGATCCTCCCTATAAAATAGGAACATACCTATACGGTAGTAACGCTGAGTTACATAAGAATTTTAAACATGAAGAATTCTATGAGGCTTGTGCTCTATGCAAGCATGATTGGTTTGTCACTTATAATAATGATGATGATCTAAAGCAATTGTATCGCAACTTCCATCAAGAAGAGTTTCAGATCACGTATGGTATGAAGCATAGACCAGATAACAAGCAGAAGAAAGAACTGCTAGTATGTAACTATGACATTAATGCAACACCGTTAGAGGCGATCTATGCATGAGTATCCATTAAAGGATTACCTTAACAGTATCAATCTAAAGCAGGGAGATCTCTCAGGTGATGAGAGAGCAATGAAAAAGTACCCTGCTTTCGTTGTGAACAAGTGTTTGTCCTCCTTCATTGACACAGTAATGCATGCCAATGAAATGAATGCTTCTTCACATTTAGATAATGATCTTCAATACCAATACTTTATACATAGTGTTAGGAAATCTAAGCGATTTTCTCCTTGGGATAAGAAGTCTAAAGACTGTGACCTCTCCTTAGTGA